CCACCGCTGCAATCTTCTGGTTGAAGAACCGCCAGGCTAAGAAATGGAAGGATAAGCAGGATGTGGAACATTCCGGCACCATTGGTCAGGTAACTGTATTTGAATTACCTGATAATGGCCGCGACAAATAAAGTAAAAGTGATCCGGCCCCAGGATGGGTATCAAATGAACTTCCTGGCATCACCTGCCGATATCGTAATTGGTGGGGGCGCTGCCGGTGTAGGTAAAACCTATTCCCTTTTACTTGAAGCTCTTAGACATAAAGACGTTAAAGGATTCGGTTCAGTGATCTTCCGGAGAACCAGCCCCCAGATTAAAGCAGAAGGTGCCCTATGGGATACATCGGTAAGCATTTTCCCAATGGCCGGTGGTATTCCACGCGAATCGACGCTTGAATGGCAGTTTGGAGAAACATCAAAGCTGAAGTTCTCACACCTGGAGTATGAAAAGAACATTTTCGACTGGCAAGGGGCTCAAATCCCAATGATCGGGTTTGATGAGCTTACCCATTTCAGTAAAAAGATGTTTTTCTACCTGCTTACCAGGAATAGATCTGTTTGCGGTGTTAAGCCATACGTTCGGGCAACTTGTAACCCGGATCCGGATAGCTGGGTGGCTGAATTCATTCAGTGGTGGATCGATCAGGAAACAGGTTTCCCTATCCCGGAGCGTGAAGGCAAGATCAGGTATTTGATTGTAGATGGTGATAGCTACATCTGGGGGGATACCCAGGAAGAAGTTATTGAGAAAGGATGGTATATGCTACAGCCGGTAGTTGAGCGTTCCGGCATTTCTCCGCATGAATTCATTAAGTCAGTAACATTCATATCCGGCAGCATATATGATAACAAAGAGCTGCTTACTGTAAACCCGGCTTATTTGGGTAACCTACTGGCCCAGGATAAGGAGACGCAGGCTGCGCTATTGAATGGTAACTGGAAGATAATACTGTCAGATAATGACATATACGACTATTACGCTTTCAAGGGCTGCTTTGACAATACCTATGAGGTAGACAGGGAAGGCAAATACATTACTTCTGATATAGCCATGAAAGGGTCCAATAAGTTCACTGTAGGATATTGGGAGGGTAACTGCCTGGAAGATTTGCTGATCATGGACAAGAGCAAAGGTGACCAGGTTATTGATGGAATCAATGGATTGGCTAAAAAGCATAGAGTGGAAAACCGAAATATAACATTTGACAATGATGGCGTGGGTCAGTTCGTGGACGGCTTCATCCCCGGAGCTGTAGAATTTAATAATGGTGCAAAGCCTCTACCATCCCCGGAAAACCCGGCAAAGGACAAAAAAGGCAATCCCATACCTGAAAATTACCAGAACCTTAAAACCCAGATGTACTATCATTCAGGCGGCAAAGTTGATCGCGGGGAAATAAAGATCAGTGAAAGGGTGGCCAATATGATGTATGATGACAAGATGACCGTCCGGCAGCGATTTATGCAGGAGCGCAAGGCGATCAAAAGGGATAAGGTTGATTCTGATGGTAAGCTGAGGATTATACCAAAAGAGCAAATGAAAGTGATACTTAACAATGATTCACCGGACCTTATGGATATGTTCATGATGAGGTCATTGTTCGATTATAAAAAACGTGTAAAGCAAAGTTTAAAAGGCAAATTCTTTTAATATGGATATTGTTGAATTACTAAAGATTGAAGATAAAAATAAAGTTGTTGAGGCTCTTAAGTCCAGGCGCGGGAAACCGGAACCGGATATTGCGAAATCAAAATCCCAATGGAAAGTGCAGGAGCATGCAACTATTACCGATTTTGTCAAATTGCCCAATAGGGCGGTTGAAGTTGAGGAAGGTAAAACTAAAAAAATCGAAGTCAATCGAATAGCATTCCCATTTCAAAAGAAAATTGTCAATACGGCCGTTTCCTTTGCTTTTGGCCTGCCGGTTATTTTAAATGCCGATCCTCAGGGGGATACTCAAATGAAAATGTTCAACGCACTCACAAGGAATGTTGAAGACAACCGGCTCGATTCTTTCAATCGTAAGATGTACCGGGAATTATTGAGATCTTCAGAGGTTGCCGAATTGTGGTATATAAAGCCTGTTAAAGAGCCAGGTGATTACTATGGCATTGATCAGCAGGTAAGCCGGAAAGTAAAGGTTTCTTTGTTGTCGCCTTATGCCGGTGATAGGTTGTATCCTTTCTTTGATGAATATGGCGAAATGATCGCTTTTTCAAGGCTGTACAAATTCCTGAACAATGAAGGAACAGAGACAGAGCAATTTGATGTATATACGGATACTTATATCATCAGGTTTAAGAATGAGGCCAACTCCTGGAAGATGGAAGACCCTAAAAGGCATGGGTTCAGTAAAATACCGGTCATTTTTGGAAGCATTGAAGATTTTGACTGGGTAGATGTGCAAATTGCAATTGACCGGATAGAGTTCCTTTTTTCCAAATTCGCGGAAACGAATGACTATCACGCCAGCCCAACGGTATTTGTAAAAGGTAAAATCCTGAGTATGCCGGAAAAGGGTGATTCCGGTAAAGTTTTGGAAGGTGATGAGAATGGAGATGCAAAATATCTGTCATGGGATCGGGCTCCTGAATCGGTAAAGCTTGAAATTGATTCTTTGCTGCGTTTCATTTACGGCTTTACTCAAACGCCGGATATCAGCTTTGATTCTATCAAAGGCATTTCCTCTATTTCCGGGGTTGCTCTTGAAATGCTGTTTACAGATGCCCATTTAAAGGTCCAGGAAAAGAAAGAGGTCCTTGACGAATACCTTAGCCGCCGAGTAAGTGTGCAAAAGCACCTGCTGGGTGGTATCCTGGGCATGGAGAAAGAGGCCATTTCTTTAGATGTTACCCCGGAAATCATACCGTTCAAGATCAATGATGATTCAACCCTGGTGCAGAATCTGGCTACAGCTGTAGGCGGTGGATTTATGAGCATCAAAACAGCCATTAAAATACTTAATTGGGCCAAGAAGCCGGAAGAAGAATTTTTGCAGATCCTGGAAGAAGTGAAGCGGAAAAATTCTTTTGAGTTATTCGAGCCTACCGACAGCTAATGAAGCTTTTTAAATTTGACAGTTACGATCTTCGGGCATTCAAGCAAAATGAGCAATATGCGGTCAGGATACAGCAGATTTATGATGATGTTGTAGCCCAAATTTCGCGTATTGCAGCAGCCGGCAATATAAACCCTGCCGCTGCATTTACCTTTCGTAAATACCCCCACATACAGAAGCAAGTAGATGAGCTATTTGCCGGGATGGCCAAGGATATTGAATTTACCATAAAAAAAGGTACTGCCGATGCCTGGGCGATCGCAAATGCGAAAAACGATAAGTTCCTTGAATTCCTAGCCAAAGAGACCGGCAAATCAAAGCGGCTGCTTGAAGGTAAGTTTAATTACGGTGCCCGAAACCAGGAGGCGCTTAAAGCATTTCAGCTTCGTAAAGAAGCCGGATTAAATCTGTCTCAAAGGGTATGGAAGTACACCAGCCAGGCAAAGGATGAGATTGAGCTCAGTATATCAGCCGGGTTTGAGCAGGGAGATTCTGCTGCTGTCCTTTCCCGGAAGGTAAAAGAGTATTTAAATGAACCTGATCGACTATTCCGGAGGATCAGGAGCCGGAGGGGTAACCTGATCCCTTCAAAGGCGATGAAGGCGTACAAGCCCGGGCAGGGTGTGTACCGTTCCAGCAGTAAGAATGCAAAAAGGCTGGCCAGAACGGAAATTAACATGGGTTACCGGACCGCGGATTATTTACGCTGGTCATCCTTAGATTTTGTCCGGGGTATCCAGGTGAAGCTTTCCAATAATCCAAATCATTGTCCAACCTGCCAGAAGCTTGCCGGCATTTATCCCAAAACATTTAAGTTCGTTGGTTGGCATCCACAATGCAGGTGCTATGCGATCCCGTACCTGGTAGATCAAAAGGCGTTCGTGGCATCGCTTCTTTCAGAAGATCCGCCGGAAGTGGATTATATTACCGATCTGCCGGCAAACTTCAAGGGGTGGTATAAGGACAATGCAGATAAGATAAGCCGGGCAAAGAATATTCCATATTTCATCCTGGCTTTAGCGGATCTTATCAAATCACAGATTGAAACCAAATCACAGATAAATATTTCAGACTTTATCAAAAGTGAAGAGGTAAAGAATTCGGAAGTAAAGGCCCTATTCATGGAGGTGGCCAATGTTATGCCGGATTGGTTCCGCAATGGTGTAGATGATTTCAAATTTCTGAAATCAAAATCTTACTTGATGCAACATTCCATGTCTTATAAGCTTAATACAATGGAATGGGTAAACGGGTCCAGCTTCTCAATTTCGACAAATACCTTTGCAAATGGGTTCAACCCTGCCAATGACCTAAAAGGGGCAATAAAGGCAATCAGAGACGGTGAAAAGATGACTTTTAACCAAGAGTATGCAATGGAAAGTCTTTGGCATGAGATATTGCACGCCCGGACAAAATCAAAGCCGCAAAAATTGACCAACCTGCAGCGTGAAAATATGGAAACTGTCAATCAGTTTGTGGCCCGGCATACCTATGACCAGTTTATTGAGTTATTGGGCGGTAAATCCATCCATAAAGCTGAAGTACTGGAAAAAGGATATGGATATGGCAGCTGGATTAAAAACTTTAGGGCTAAGCTTGCTAAGGCCGGGATATCGGAAAGCGATGCTTTGAAGTTCCTGCAACCGCATTTATTTAATGATTACGGAACTATAGGTGCAAAATTGAGGGAATTATTCAGCAATGGATTCAAAGTCAAATCCTAAAAGATATTCACTATGCCGGTCGGGGATCATTGCCCAATATTCGGCGGCCCGGTCTTTATCGTTTCGGTATTCCAGGAGCAGGGCGATGTCAAAGTAAGCATCTTCCTGGGAAACCTTGTAATTGTTGTCGGTAATTGGATCACTAACCTCAACACCATGCCGCATTGATAAATTCAGGCTATCTATACCAATAGCCTTCAATTCATTACCGGTGGGATTGAAGTCAAATATTGTTTCCATTATAGCAAATATACAAAAAAACGATAAGGTGTGTAAATCACACCTTATCTACTTAAAAACTATTGAGGTTTGATGAAAATCATCATGACATTATTTATGGTATCCAGATATAAATATTCAACAAAATAATCAGCCTCATCTTCGCTTACTTTAACCATATCTCCTTTTGACATTGTTACTAAGTGGTCGTAGCTGGCAACGACATTCCAATTTTTCTTGATAATAATTTGTGTTTTCATTAATATGGTTGTTATTTTTTATAAATCTCGTCAATCCATTTGTCAATGATCGTCTGGACTGCCGGCGTGATCGGTTGATCTTCCAGTTTCTGCCAAACTTCCTGGCCGCCGATGACCTCTGATTTCTCTATTTCCGGATGCGGCACTACAGTGTATTTTCCTTTTTTATCGATGATGAAGTAGTGCCGGGCATCCTTTTCCATATCGTCGGCCATCTGATGATTCCAGGCTATCCCGCGTCGTTCCGCGATCATTTTATCTATTACTGAGGTCCGGCACCAGAACTGCAGGTGTACCAGGCCCGTTTTTATTTTTTTTGACATAATCTTTCTTGTTCCAATTTAAAAAGGTTGTGAAATTTGCCGCCCACATCTGTACAGTTGATAATGGCGGCTTTGATTCGTTCAAATGATATGCCTTCAGTTGTTATTTCAGACAAAATCCTTCCTTGAGTTTTTTGTTCAAAAATTGACAGTTCCACGGCAATATTGAACCCTTTTTGAACTAATGTAAGGCAATCTATCCTGGAAGCATGACCCTTTTGCTCAATATGCAGAATAGTTTCCAAAAACTCTTTTCGATTTGAAGCATTGTAAGCGTTTGGCATCAGGCCGATACCGGTCATTATATCATTAAGGCGGTCAATTAACTCCATAGTCTTATATATTCCTCACTAAAGTATAAGGTTTTAAAATTTATTCAGAAGGAAGGGCAACAGGCAGATTATTCCCTGAAATAGCTGAGTATAGGTTTTGCACCTGGTGGACGTGTTTGGCTGTCATTATCTCAAGTAGCCCCCATTCGTGATCCCCATGAGTGGAGAAGTAGACCGCACCTTTACCGCTTATGATGATAAATAATTCATCATGCACCTTTAAACTCTGATAATATTGATTGCTGCATGGCTCGAAGCCTAAAGCATTTAGCCATTCGTTTGTTAAAGGAATACCGGCTAAATCTGAATATAATATTTCTTCATAGTCATTTTCTCCATTCAGACACTCTAATGAAGGCTTACTGTTGTCGAGCCCAATAACTCTATAAATTAATCCGTTTGAATAGATCAGCTTTATAATGCTATTCATGGCTATGTTCAAATCATTTATCTGCATGATAGCTTTAGTTTTTGCTCCTTTCAATCTTACTGATTAGGTCTTCAATGGATGGAGGCGCTTGATTAATATTTGATGTCATTATCTTAACTAAATCATTCGTTTTTAGTAATTCGGTCATCGCGTTATTGTCTTTTCTTGCCTGTTCGAGTAAATGCTGCATTAGTTCAAAACAGGATATGTGCCCATCATCGATATTATCAATCAGGCCTTGGACATCGTATCCAAAATCAAGCAGATAAATAAGATCGCTTTTTGATATATCGCTTCTTCCAAGGAATTGTATTAGCGGGTCCTGCTCTTCCATAAGGTAATATTTAAGATTGATGAATTATGACAATTACAAAAATATCAAAATATTTTTTGTTCATATAGCAATTATTCCCTTATACTTTAATGAGTAACAAAACAATCATTAAAATGACTATAAAGGAAAAGGTTCTGCAGGCTCTTAAAACAAAGTATAAAAACTTTGGGTTAACCGATAAGACACTTGAAGCAATGGCTGAAACTCTGGCCGCTCAGTTAAAAGAAGAATCCGAGCAATCAGAAATTGATGACAAAGTTAACGGTGCCGAAAATTTTCTAAAAGCATTTCAAAGTGAGGCTGATAAAAGAGTAACTGATGCTGTAGCTAAAGCAAAAGGGACTACTACAACTCAGAATCAGGATGATCCAAAGCCGGCTGAACCTGCAAGTGAACCCAGCGAAATTGCAAAAGCCGTAGCTGCAGCAATGGCGCCATTCATGCAAGAGATTGCAAGCATTAAAGGTGAAAAGCTGGCTGATACCCGCAAACAGAAATTGGAAAAAGCTCTTGCCGGCGTTCCGGACAATCTCAAAACAAGGGCCTTGAAGGACTTCCAACGTATGAGCTTTGAAAAAGAAGAAGACTTTGACGGTTACCTGACCGAAGTTGAAACTGACTATGCTTCATACAAAACTAATGATGATCCTTTCAACAATCTGGGTGCACCACCTCAAAGTGCCGGTGAGACAAAAGCAGTTTCACCGATGATGAAAACCTATTTAGAAACAAATAAACCAAAAGAAAATGCAAGGAGTTAAGAAAACCGCAATTGGTTCTTTTCAGAAAGTCATTTTTGAAAGTGTGATCGACACCTTTGCCGGTGGCGTCACCCTTGATCTTGATGGATACACTAATCCAGACAATATTGTTCCTGGGGGTACACTAATTGGTCGTAAAGACCCAGTTACTGGACTTGCTAAGATTGTAACAATTGAGGATGGTACAGCCCCTGAAGATCCTAAAACTTTAAGTGAAAAGCCATTAGGCTATCTGCGCACTGATATTCCTGTAGATGATAACCCGCTTGCAGCTGTTGTGATCGAGGGTATTGTTCGCCGGCAGGCATTGCCTGAAGAATATCAGGAAAATATTGACCTGATCGATGCAGCGCTGCCTAAAATGACCAGTGTTTAATTACATAGGTCTATAAACAATTATTTGAAACACTATAAAATCATTGTAAAATGGTTGACGTAAAAAAACTTATCAAAGAATTTAGCCAGGCAGATATGCAGGCCTATATTGAACAATACAATATGGGAGATTTGGCATTTGGCACATTCTTTCCATCGAAATATACGCCTGATTTGACTTTTGAAAGTCTTCAGGCTGCTACTGGTGCAAAAGTTGCCGCCCCTGTAGTTTCTTTCAATAGCCGCGCCCCACGTGCCGGCCGTCCTACAGTCGGCAAGGTAGTTGGTGACATCCCCAAAATTGAGTTAGCTCGTGTTAAAGATGAGCGAGATATCAATACGTATCGCCAATTATTGGGAAAAGCTGCTGCCAGCAGAAACCCTGCTATTACTAAAGCCATCATTGATTGGATCTATGAAGATACTAAGTTCACACTTGATTCTGTAAATGCCAGGATTGAATGGTTATCTAAGCAAGCAGCATCCAATGGTCGCTATGAGCTTACCATGACCAATAACGAATTAGGGGTTGTAACTAAGGTTCCAATTGATTTTGGAATCCCAACAGCAAACCGTAAAAATGCTACAGCCCCATGGGCGAACCCGGCAACGGCTAAACCCATTACTGACATCAGAGCTATGCAACAGGCAGCCAGAGCTAAAGGTAAAAAAGTGCTTTATGCAACTACCGACCAAGAGACTATGGATAAAATGCTTGATGCAGTGGAAACCCAGACGTTTTGCGCTTCTTATGCTGCTGTTGCTTTGGATATCCAAGCTAGGCCCACCGTGGAGGCGCTTAACAATGCGTTACAGCGTAACAACCTGCCAACTTTCAGGGTATGGGATTCATACGTAAATATCGAAAATAAGAAAGGTGAACAGGTTACCGAAAGTGGCTGGGTTGAGGGGAATGTAACATTTACCGTTCAAAGCATGCTGGGAGATATCCAGTATACGGATACTGCAGATGGTTGGGTTACTATTGATCAAAGTGTGAAGTCTTACAGCGATTTCGTACTGGTTAAAGCTTATGCTGAACAGGACCCGATCGGTATGGTTACAAAGGGTATTGCTTATGCTACACCTGTATTGGCAAATTCCGAATCTACCTGGATTTTAAAAACCGTTGCTTAGTCTTCAGTTAAGAAATACAAACCACATGGGAGAAAAGAGGCAAGCATTTGCGGCCCTCCTGGTGCGGAATATAAGAACTCCGTTATCTATCTCATTTAAAGCACTATAAAATGACACTGCTGGAAGCATTTATACATAAATCAGGAGCTGATCAAAGCCAGGCAAATGCGGAATTGTCGTTTGCCGGCTTAACTCCTACTGATCAGTATAATGCTAACGACAAAAAGCAAAAGTGTGATTTATATAAGGCTTTGTTGGCCTTCTTAAGTAGAGATAATGCAGGTGTACATTCAGTAACCGAGGGCGGGTATTCTATCACCTACAATGCTGATAATAAGGGAGACTATTTATCGCGACTTGCAAAAGAAAGCGGATGCAGAGATCTTATTGAATTGTATGGTAAAAATGTGGTGAAGAATAAGTCTTACTTATGGTAGTCCAATATCCTTATACACTCGAAGTTCTTAAACATATCGGCGGCACTTACGATCCGGCCGGAAACCCCATACCCAGCCAAGAGGTTTGGCAGCAATTGGCTAAATGCCGGGATGAAGACGGGAACGGCAAAAAGGTATCATTATCGGATAACACTGTAAATGAATACGCTTTCCTGGTTCAACTTCCTAAAGGTACTGAGGCGGTTCCGGTGGATACTCAAGTTAGGGTAATGGATGGGCAAACCGTTCGTTGTTCCGGTAAGGTTATTTATTCAAGAAAAGATCAACTACATAGCCGGTTATGGGTATAAAGCCAACGTTCGTGCAGGCAGATTTAGATCGCATGCTGCAAAAGGAAGCCGACAGGATTCATCAAATGATCTTAAAAGCATTCATGTATGTCGGTGAGCTCTGCATCACAGAAGCCAGGACCAACAAAACGTATATGGATCAGACCGGTAATCTTACCGCTTCTATAGGATACGTATTAACCTTTAACGGAAGGATTGTACAGGCTGCCGGATTTGAAAAAGATGGCGGGAACAGTTCTGCCGGAACAGGTAAAGTAACAGGCCGAAACCTGGCAGATAGCATCGCCAAAAATCACACTCAGGGTTATTGCCTGGCAGTGGTAGCCGGTATGAATTATGCTTATGCTGTTGAGGCCAGAGGTAAGAATGTTTTATCATCTGCCGAATTACTTGCTGAACAGATATTGCCACAACTATTGAGAGACTTGAAACTTGCAGCATGATAACGCCAATAGAAATAAACACCATTATGTACCAGGTAATAAAGGCCAGCCCTTTAGCACCTGCAGTAAATGGTAAGGTTTACCGGGATAGGCGACCTAATAACTCGAAAAAGGAAGACGTGGTGACGAATGTGGTGACCATGACCGGCTCTTTGAGTATCATCCAGGATGCAGTGTGTAACATAAATATTCATGTTCCATCTATTGATATCGGGGATGGACCAATGCCGGACAGTGCAAGATTCTCACAACTATCATCTATAGCAGCACCAGTATTAAAATTCGGATCAGCATCACATTTTACTTTTTACACGGAAAGTATTGATCTGGTCCCAGAGCAAAATAACCAGGAATGGTTTCTGAATTTCAGAATAAGATTCAAGCAACACAATAACATTAACAATTAAATTAAAATAAAGCCATGGGACAAGTAACTAACGGCATTGACAAAATTGAAATTACCGAAGTAGGCACCAACAACTGGCGGACCCTCGGTTATACAAACATAGATTCTGCATCGATCACCGAAGAAGAGGGCACAACCACCGACTTTAATGTTGAAGAGCTGGATAAGCCTCTGTTTTCTCGTTTCATTCCCGGAAAATCAACCTTAAATTTTGATATTGCTGACCCTAATCTTCAGGCTTTCCTTGAAGTATTTGGCGGTACTATCGTAGGTGTTGGCGATGCTGCTAAATGGCAAGCTCCGAGAAACTATGTTCAAAAGGAATTTGCAGTGAGGGTTACACCTCAAATCGGTTATATCATGCTGTTCAATCGCATGTTGTTCAAACCTCTTAAAAACATTGCATTAGGTAAAAACAACCTGGCGATGATCACCGTTAACGCGGATATGCTGGAACCGACAAATGTCAATACACCTGCGTTCGAGATTGGCGGCAAGGTATCTGAGCAAGGTAGCACCGGATCCATGATTGCGCAAACGATCACATTCGGACCAATCCCCAACCAGGTTACCGGCGCAACATATTTAATGGCAGCAACAACCACAAGCGGATTGCCGGTGACTTATCAGTCTACCAACCCGGCCGTTGCAACGGTTAATGGTGCTGCTGTAACGGCCGTTTCTTCCGGTACAGCACAGATCATCGCTACCCAATCCGGTAATACTATGTATTCCGCCGCGCCCCCGGTGGTTCAAGAAATTGATGTCACATAGTTATTCGGATAATCCATTTTTTACAAAGCTCCTTGCCTTACAGCGGTAAGGAGCTTTTTTAATAAATAAAGTATCATGTCAGAGCAAAATCAGAATACAGAACAAAATAATATTAACCTGGAACAGGTAGAAATTGACGCGCTCCTGGATCGCGGTGTGGAATTGCAGGTAGGTAAAGAAACATTTACCATTTATCGGCCATTCGGTGGGCAGCTGGATCTTCTCGCTGAATGTTTGCTGAATATGGAGCACGACACGGAAGAATTTGACCAGAATTCAGACCTGGAAGCACAAAAGCTTGTAAAGAAAACAATCCGATGGATGGCACGGGCTATTGCGATCATGATATTGGGTCAAAAATGTGCGAGGATTATCAAAATACCTTTTCTGAATACAGTATTATCAGCCAGGGTAAATGAAAAGCGGATCAACAAAATGACTGATTTCATCCTTTGGAACATGACCACTAAAGATGTGGTTATGTTTTCCCAGAACCTGGTGCAACTTACCGGCATTGTGGATTTTATATTCTCTATCAGATTAACACTAAAGATGACGAGGACGACCAAGCCGAATCTGATAGAGAAAAACCAATCCAAACCGGCTTAAGGTCTTTATATGGTTCCCGGGGAAGTATCATGCACCATTACGGGTGGACCTGGGAATATTTGCTTTGGGGTATAAAATGGCACATAGTTGAAAAGACAATGATCGATGCTCCAGGTTATAAGTACCCGAAGAATGGTGAAAAAGGCAAAGATGATAAAAGCAGCGATAAGGCCCCTAAGGCTCAAAACACATCATCATTACGTGCATTCCTAAATAAGAAATTAGATGAACAATAATAACGGTGCGATCTCTTTCAGGGCGCTTTTGGATACTAAGGATTTTGAACAAGGCCGATTTAAGATTGAAAGCCAGCTCAAGAGCTTGACAAGCATGGCAGACCAGGAAGCAAGCAAATTTGATTCAATCTTCCGGCGTACCGGCCAGGCGGTGGCCGCTTACCTCACATTTGATGCCGCCCGCAACCTGGTAGGGGATATCGTAAAGGTACGGGGTGAATTCCAGCAGCTTGAGATTGCTTTTACAACAATGTTGCAAAGCAAGTCAAAGGCCGATGGGTTTATGCGCGAATTGATCGACTTTGCGGCCACTACTCCTTTCGATCTAAAAAGTACCGGTGCCGCTGCAAAGCAATTGCTTGCATACGGTTCTGCAGCTGAATCTGTAAAAGGAGAATTGACAATGCTGGGAGACGTTGCGGCGGCACTTTCTGTACCTATTGGGGAATTGGTTTACCTGTACGGAACATTGAGATCACAGGGCCGGGCCTATGCTGTCGATATCCGGCAGTTTGCCGGTCGGGGGATTCCGATATATGCCGAACTTGCCAAAGTGCTAAAGGTGGGTAAAGATGAAGTTAACGCCCTGGTGGAAGCGGGGAAAGTTGGATTTCCGCAGGTTGAAAAGGCATTCCAGAATATGACCGCTGCCGGCTCAATATTTGGGGGCCTGATGGAGGCGCAAAGCCAATCAATACCTGGTAAAATAGAAAGGCTGAAAGATGCCTGGGATCAAATGCTAAATTCCATAGGCAAGGAAGGTGAAGGTGTGATCAACGGTGCCATAGACAGTATTGCCGGTTTGATTGAAAATTACCAACAGGTAGGCATAATCCTTGCCGGGTTGGCCGGAACTTATGGAACTTATAGAGCAGCTATCGCATTGTCAAGCGTTATTACTACAGCACATTTAGGAATAATTGAGAAAGAAACAGCTGCCAAGCTCGCTGCGATTGATGTTACTATAGCTGAAAGGACCGCTGTATTATCAAATATTGAAGCGAAAGCTGCTGAAGCCCTGGCCACTGAGAATCAATATAGGGCTGAATTTGCTTTGCTGGCCGAAAAGGAAGCCGTTGCCTTAGCCACTGTAAAAAGTACAGCTGCTACACTTGCAGAAGCGGAAGCAAAGGTAGCGTCAATAAGAGCTTCCACAGCATTAGGAGCTGCACGGAGACTTGATGCGGCTAATGCAGAATTATCAGCTGCAGCAACAGCTCATTCCGCTGCTACCCAGGAGGCTGAAACCTTGACGCGCAATGTTAATACTAAAACTGTAATCTTAAACAATCAATCCAAAGTGGCTAACACGCTGGCTACTGAGGTAAATACTGCTGCAAATAATTTATCAGCAGTAGCATCCACACGGGCAGCGATCGCTCGAAATGCTGAAACTGCTTCAATATCGGCGATGACTGGCCGGCAGGTACTGGCTGCAATCGCTACAAAGGCATTTGCCACTGCTCAGTCCATTGCTAACGCTACAATGTTAGCCAACCCTTATGTTGCATTGACTGTTGCAATAGTGGGCCTAACAGCCACATTCTGGGGATTGTATGACAGTACCACCGATCAGGAAAGGGCGATCAAAGGCCTGGCAGACTACACAGAAAAGCTCACTAAGAAAAAGGATGAAGCAAGGAGTAGTGCATTTTCGTTGATGAATACCCTGAATAATGAAAATGAATCAATTTTAAAGCAGGTTGCGGCTTACAAAGAGCTGATTGAATTATTACCTGAGCTGCAGGGCAAATCCGTTGAAGAGATAAAAGGTTTGTCGAAAGACGATTTTAACCGGCTTATAGACGCAAAGGCTGTAAAGGACACCAATGTTGAGCTTGAAAACATGAAATCCTTGTTAGAAGAAATAGCAGTAGCCAGAAAAGCTGATGCTGAAAGTGGTGGCAGCCGTTTGACCTCTGTTGAAAATACAGTCAAAAAAGTTAAGGATATTTTCGGTGAGGGCGTGAATACCTGGGGGGCTGCTGTGAAGGTCGTTGAAGATCGAATTGAAGCGATCAACAAAGGCATGCAGGAAGAAGCCCGAATTGCTGCCGAAATTGCAAGCCAAAAGGAATATGAGGGGCTCACTTTGCAGCAAAAACTTAATTGGCAAAACGATGTCATTGCCAAATTAGGTAAAGAAGAAGCCCAGTTGACGACTATACTCCTGGTATCCGGTCAAACTAACAGTGTTTTTGAAAGATGGCAAAATAATTTGAATGGTACTGCATTCGCCCTGCAAGATGTTGCTGCCAGGTTAGCAGCTGCCAGGAATGCAGCACAAGATCTAAATAATCAGTTAGCCGGTGGCGGGTCCTTGAGCGATGTTGACAACCAACTTAAGCAATTGACAGAAGAATGGAATAACCTGTCTGCTGCAGAGAGGAAAGCACAGCGTGCAAGTTATCAGTCCCGAAAAGATGCTTTGGATAAACAAAAGCAAGAAGGTGAATTGACTACCATAAAAAAGCCTTCCACCAAAAAGAAGAAGCAAGAGGAAAAGTTTCTTGAATCTTCAATCAAATGGTATGAAAAGGAAATCCAGAAGTTACAAGACCGTTTGGACCGTTTGCCCGTGATCCCGTCCAATATGGACAAAGTAAAGGATATTCAAGATAAAATATTTGCCCTCACTAAGGCCCGCACTGAAGCAGAAAAGGCAATTGAAATCCGTACATGGCAGGAGATGATGGATGAAAAGCTGAAAATGTACCACACTTATGAGGAAGCTTTGCGGATCGCTGAGGAAAATGACAAAAATAATCTTACCAATGGATCCGTCCGGACCGCTGCCGATGGTAGCCAGGTAGAGGTATTTGATGCCAGTGAACAGGTGAGCCAGGTTGATAAGGTAAAAGCTGCTTATGCCGACTTAACCCAATATGGCGAATCAAGGCTTGATTTCCTTATAGCAGAAAAGAAGCGAATCGATGACATTGTGGCTTCCGGTGAAGCAAACTATAAGGTTATTGAAAAGCTGGTTAAAGTTCAGACTGAACTTGATGTATTGCAAGGCAACTCAACGCCGGTTGAATCATTCCGAAAAGGAATTGATTCTATTACTGCCAGCATAAAACCTTACTCTGAAATAATTGCAAGCCTCAAGGGTGAACTTGAAGATTTGGAATCCAACACCCCAAATGTTTTAAAGTCTACTTCTGATTTTGTTGAGAAACGCAAAATATTAGTCAATGCAATATCTGATATCAATAAAAGAGGTTCAGAGGAACTATCCGGCTATCTGGTGCAACTGGCCGGATCTGAGCAGAAGCGCGCTGCAATTGTATTGAAATATGAGAATCTGATTAATGAAGCCAGGGTAAAAGGTTTGGAAACTCTGGATATTGAGCGCGAAATGCGCGAGGAACTGGCGGCTTTTGAAACTGAAAAGTTTAACGCCCAAAGAGGTGCCGCCGAAATTATTCAGGCGCAAACCCTTAAGGACCTTAAAAAGGAAGAAATCAGCATAAGGGAGCAAATAAACGCACTTATTCAAAAGGGATATGGTAATACCCTTGAAGTTGTACGCCTGCAGAAAAAATTGAAGGATAACCTGGGCATGCAGGGTGATACGGTTTATTCTAATACAATGATGTGGGTTCAGGCATTAGGACAGGCCGGTCAAAGCTTATCCGACCTTGAAGGGACAGCCGGAAATATTGGGCAGCTATTTTCAAATTTGGCTCAATCAGTACAGAACTTTAATCAAATCGCGGCCAATACAAAGGCAAATAATGGTAAAGTTGGTGCTTCTGATTATGCCGCAGCCGCCCAAAGTGCCGGTTCTCTGATCAGCATGGTAATTGGTGCCGCCCAACGCCGGAAGGCCAAGAGAAAACAAGAGGAAGCAAATACACTGCAAACCCAACTGGATTTGAATAAAGCTTTGATTGAGGAAGTCCGTTTAAGGTCGCAATTATCTGAAAGTGTATATGTAACGGATTACTATGGCCGAATAAAAGACAGTATTGAAGCTATGCAAATGGCTTCCGTGAAAGCTTTTGAGGTCATGCAGAAATTAAACGATGTCGGTA